GATCTAGCGGTTCCAGACAGGTCAAAGTCCAACGCAACACCGCGTATCAAGAAGTATGATTTCGAAGAGGATGATTACGGACAGATGCTTGAAAAAGCAGAGCGTGGCAAAATTACCTTCAAAGCCTTTAACGAATTTGATGTCAAGTTCAATGACGCTTTGAAACAAGGTAGAGTAAAACCTTCTAATACTTAGCGCAACAGGAGTTAACAAAACATGAGCGCCAATTTCTCGCAAAAACAACGGGCGGGCCTAACTGCTGCTGCTGGCTATACGCAGTTCCGGGACACCATCCAGACACCTACATTCTCGAATCGTATGATTGGTCGGGTCTATAAAGACTCGGTAGTTCCGAAAATCACCACTGGTGATTTCCTTGACGGCCTGAAGCGCTGCGGTTCGTCGGTTGGTTTCAAAACTGAGCAGAAGATCAAAGTCTTCGACTATCAGGAAAACCAGACCCTCGATTCGCAATCGCCCGAGACTGCGTGGCGTTGGCTGCATATCAACAAGGCCAAGTATTTCAACATCAAGCTGGACCGCGTTACTGCGATGCAGATTTGTGATTTTGAAGAAATGGCCAAGGGCTTCTGCGAAAACGCAGGCAAGTCGTTGAAGCAGCGCCTTGACCCGGAGATCCTGATTGAGATCGCGGCTTCGGCTGATGCTGCCAATCGTGGTAACACTGCTGGTCCTGAAGGTAACATCAACTTGGGTTCGTTCGCTAACCCGCTGGTGGTCACCCCTTACAACTTCGTACAGAAGTTGGTAGAAGCCCAAATCATCTTTACCGACTCGTCGGAAGGTTCGTATTGGGAAGATGGAATGATGAACGTCATTCTGCCGAACATCGCAAAGACTGTTATTCTGCACAAAGACTCGGGTGTCTCCGGCGTCAACGCTCTGGCGTCGAACGGCAACAACCTGAACACCATTGCGCCGAATATCAGCGGCTGGGATATGATCTTCTCGAACAACGTTCCTCGTGTCAAACTGGCCGATGGTTCGTATGCCTACTACATCGTATTTGCTCACAAGAACGCCACCGCGTTCGTTCAGCAAATCGAAGAGTGTGAAGTCAAAGACTCGGAGAAGTCCTTCGGTCAATATTATCGCGGTCTGTGGGTTTACGGCAACGGCACGTTGATCCCTGAAGGTGTCGCTGTCGGCTTCTTCAAATTCGACGCAACGACCGTCAACTAAGGAGAATAGAACATGACAAAATATAATTTCGCACAAGGCGGTGACATTCACTATAATGAAGGCATGGCGCTCTATCCGCAAAATGCCTTCGTCGGTGGCGCAGCCAACACAGCCTATGGTTCGTCCAAGACGATCCTGAAGCCTGCCCATCACTGGGAAGGCGGTAGCTATGCTGCTGTCCGTCATATGTCGTTCAATGACGAACAACATATGATTGGTCTGCGTGACGCATCTGCAAAGCTGGTCGCCGCTGACAGTTTTCTGACACATATCCTTCCGGGCATGTCGATTTTCACTGGCTTCCACTATGTGATCCACACTCCGCTGGTTGGCGCTACCTTCTCGGTAAAGCTGGCGAGTAACGGTTTGGTTCTGGGTACGATCAACGCTGCCGTAAAAGGTGACGGTTACTTTGCGCCCCCTGCTCCGGTTTATATCTCCTCGGCTGCAAACGATGCCATCGAGGTTACTCTGGATGCTTGGCCCGTTGCTGCTGCGGCTCCGGTTGCGGCTGATGATTGTGATGTGTTCGGGCCGTGTCCGGTATACAACGACTTCTGCTGGACGACCACACTGTTCTATCAGCACTTCCGTGCAGAAGCTTACTGTCAATCGACCTGCTACGATTAACGAGACTGAGGCACAGGGTATCAACCCCTGTGCCTCAAACAAACTGAATATGCTGGGAGGCAAACTATGAAGGTCAAAGGGTACTTCAACGTCAACAATGGTGTCTTTCTTGGACCTATGACCGCGACTAACGAAGCTACAGGTGTTGCCTCTACCCCACGATATATCGAGGGGGTCTGCTTCGGTGAATACGATACTGACACAGACCAATTCGTTCCTCAGACCAACCCTATGCACATCCCGAAGGGTATGATCTTCACACAGGATGAACGCATCCGTGAAGATGGCAAACTTGAAAACTTTGTCACAGGCATGGTCGAGGATAAAGGTGCTGACATTGTGGCGCGTGGATTGCATGTAATGCGAACACAACGAACCCCCAATGTCGTAACAATGGATGAGAGTGGAAAGGTCTATGAAGACCGACCTGTCTCAATCAAACCAAGGGTTGCCAAAATTGAGAATGAAGTCTCGAAGGAGCCTAAGCCACGTTTCTTGACAAGGGGTGAACTCCCTGATCTGGATTTCGAAAATCTTTTTTGATGGTGACACATGAGAACTCTTGATCAAATCGCCACCGAAGTATCCAAATTGGTCAATGACTCTTACGATACTAACCCTGAGTATAATTTCACTCGTTGGAAAAAGTCAGAGCTGATCCACTACGCAGAAGATGCGTTGTCGATGATCGCAAGTCTGTTTCCCAAGAAATTCACTACCCTAGTCGATATCCCACTGGTCGCAGGAACGGTTCAAACCATTTCAGACGACTATATCCCTATGACCAAGGTTATTGGTTCTAAGGACAAATTCGGTACGAACGCCTCCATCGTACCGGGTGGTGACGACCGCCTTGGCGCTATTTTCGCCGATGTTTGTGCCGAGGCGGTCGGTTCATCTGAATACACCATGACTGGGTATTCAATGGAGGAATCTTCAAACAAAGTCTTCTACGTTCGACCCCCTGTGCTTGCGTCACAGCTTCCCGTAACCGCCACAGTGATTTGTGCGGTTGCGCCTATTGTCATGGGCACAGACTATGTTCCACCTTCGTGGACGCACAATGCCGTGCTTGAATGGATGCAGTATCGGGCCTATTCGTCTGAGGATGAATCGGCCAGTTCACCTGCGGTTGCAGCAACACATCTTGAGCATTTCTATGCCATCATTGCCAATATCAAGCAGGCTGAAAAAGAACTGATGCCATCCAACGGGGGTGCACCAAATGCAACTGCTTAAGAACAAGACTGACTACAAGTCGTTCATCCCTCATATTCTGGCTAACACGGTCAACACAGAGAATGACACTGTGCTCCCTGAGACGGCTGCAATCTCCTTCGTGCGCAACGCCTGCATCAGCTTTGCTGAACGGACAGGTGTATTGAAACACAAAGTGACCATTGACCTGCAATGTGGTCTATCTGAGTATCCTTTGGACTCGCTGGATTGCGAAACGATCATCGGTGTTTCCAAGGCAAAGATGGTAAACTTCGAGTCTGAGGATTGCGGCACACGTTGGTCTTGGGGTAATGTCACCTTTGAGTTTGCGGATGATGTTCTGCATATCGACCCTGCCCCTGACAAGGACGTGGACGGTGGGCTTGAGATCGAATTGGTATTGGCCCCATCACGCGACTCCTGTGAAGTTGATAGCCTTCTCTATGACAAGTGGTTTGACGCTATCCTGAACTACGCACTCTCTGAAATTCATATGATGCCGGGTTATCCGTGGTCTTCCGTGACCCGTGCCGACTATCGCAAGCGTCTGTATAACGAAGATGTTAGTCGGGCTATCGTTCGCAAGGTTCTAAAGGGTAACACACAACCTCTAAAGGTTATGCCTAATCCCGATTTTATGGTGCGCCGTAACGCGCAATCTAGGTGGTGAAATGGCTAAGAAGAAGCAGCTAAGGTATATCGAAATCTCTCAGCGTAATATGATGAGTCGTATCCTTGTTGGCTCTGGTGCCAGCAATTGTAACAGCGGTCCCGTGCCCTGTGCGGAGTTTAGCGTGACTATTCGCCGCGCAGGAAGCGACAAATGCACCCCGCAGACCAAGTATGACAACTGCGGAAATGTCATTCTCTCAGCAAACTGTGACCAAAATGTCGCAGTCGTTAAAGCGCAAGAGATTGACGCATCTGGCTATGCGGTGTTCGTATGGCCCGCGACACTATTGAATCTCAAAGAGGGGTGGTACGAAGGTCATGTTAGCAACGGTTGCGATTCTTGCGGCGTGTTCCCTCTACGTATTGGGCCTCGTTGTAATGTGCTCAAAGTAGAAACCGAGATTCTTGGACCCGACAGCGCTTGCTGGGTCGGGTGCGATGATGCTTGCCCACCCGGAGAAATCTGCCCACCGAAAACATCTTCTGGCACGACATTCAGTGTCTATGTGCCAACCCCGCTATAAGGATTCCCGATATGGCTCTTGTATTCCTCGATAACTTCTGTCTGACATTGACAGGCGTTCTAACTCCAACAGCAAATACTCTGGTGGCAACACCGGCCAACTTGCTGACCCTGTGCACCAAAATCGGAACTGGTAACCATACCTATCTGACAATGGGCACGATTTCTGGCTCCGAAACGATCAAGGTTAGCTGCATTGCTGGTCAAGCAGTCCTTGAACGTGGGCAGGGTGGTACGGTTCCCTTGACTGGCGCAATTGGTGTCTGCCTCTGCTTCAAAATCAACAAGCTGATCCTTGACGAACTTGGGTTCAAACAAGCTTGCGTTCCTACAATCACGACAAGTCATCCGGCCTACATCACAATCACCCCTCCTGCTGTTGGGTCGTGTGACTGGAAGGTTGATCTGAACGCTAACTTCCTTGATCGACTCAACGCTTGTTGCCCCGTTGACCTTTGTGCGACTTGCACCATTGGCAACGGAACCTATCAAAATGCCACGATTACGGTCGTTGATGGTAAAATCTGCTCCGTCAAAAATGGAACAAATATTGTCTATCAAAGCGGCGGCTGCTGCGGCTGCCCAACCCCGTAGGTGAGATAATGGGTTCGATGCGAATCACAAGTTTCGGCGGTATCAAGCCGAATAATAAGAGGGGCACAGGTGGTCCCTCTCGCGCATCAGTGGCGATTGATGCGAAACTTTCGCGTGGGACATTGGATTCTTGGCGCTATCCAGCTAAGGAAATTTTTACCTCTAAGGATAAAATCTGCAATATTTACAGCGATAATTGCTGTTTTATCGTTAGCGATAAACCGTGTTCCAGCTTTGCTAAGGGTGATACCAATTGTCACCGGGTGTTCAGCACGGGCGAGAAGGCGTGGCCTGCGTTTGCCAAGCTGCCTGACTGCAACACTGGACCATCAGGGTGCGGGCAGGTTATCGAGCCTGTGTGGTGCCGTCTGGGTGTTCCCGCACCTGTCAGTGCTGTCCAGTTCAATCAGGTGACTGTGGCGGTCCCCAGAGGGCCTCTGTCGATGGCTGCTGGTGACCAAGAACGCCGCGAGTCCCGTGCCTATATCTACACCTTCGTGAACGAGCATGGCGAGGAGGGTCCACCCTCCCCTGTAGGAGCCGTGCGCGATGCTGATGTGAACTCGACGGCAATGCTGCAGTTCTCCATCCCTCCGCTTGCAGAGGGTTACTGCAACCCGAAATACATTCGGATCTATCGGGGTGGCTCTGGTTGGAATGAAGATGGTGAGGTTGGCAAGTCAATCTCGGACTTCTTCTATGTCGAAGACCTGCCGTTCACCACAGGTAACTTCACGCATCTGGACGACATCCCCGCTGCAGAGCTGGGTGAGATGAATACGTCTGAGCATAACACACCCCCTCCTGCCAACCTTATGAACCTTGTCTCTACGGACGAGGGTGTTCTGGTTGGCTCTGAGGGCAAGAACATCTGGTTCTCTGAGCCTTGGAAATATCACGCTTGGACCTGCTTCATCAATCTTGATGATTGTGTCCAAGCTATGGTTGTTCGGGGCGACTACATTTACGCTGCCACCAATGGATACCCATATGTGATCAGCACTGGGAACAACGAAGAGGATTGCAAGTGCTGCCGTGCAATCAATAAAATCCCCACGTCAGCACCCATCCTGTGCAAGCGGTCTATGGTCGCCACAATCAACGGCGCTATGTGGGCCAGCACCACTGGTCTGATTCGTGTATCTGGCAGCGGCGACATTACCGTGGACACCCATTCACATATGACGGAAGATGATTGGTTGGCTTGGTTTCCACACGACATCAAGGCTGTGTATCACAAAGGAACGTATTATGGTTTCAATGCTCATCGTGGTTTCTCTTGGGATGTTAATGATGGTATGTATTCCGATGCGTATCTGGGCGATTCCGGGAAGTTCACAGAGCTATCACTGACCCCAACGGCAGTTTTGTCCACCAAGCAAGGTGTTCTATATATGGCATTTGGTGGCAACCTGAACAAATTCGACGCTGCCAATACCAAAATGCCGTACACTTGGCGGTCAAAGCTGAATATTGATGGCGGTTTGCAGAACTATTCTGCCATGAAAGTGGTGTTCGAGCACTTTCTCCGTGGGTCTATTGTTACAAATCCCGTAGAAATACAACTCTATGCTGACGGTGTGTTGCGTTTTTCGAGAAATGTAAACACATCACAACCTTTCCGGTTGCCAAAAGGTTACGATGCACTTAATTGGGAAGTAGAGATCAGCGGGACTGAAGCCATCAGCGAGATTCACTTGGCTACGTCTATGACGGAATTATCTCTCATGTCAAA